ACACATGAAACAGACAGCAGTAGATTGGTTGTTCAACAGATTATGGGAAACACCAAAAGATAAGTTTGCATGGCAAAGCATTTTGAAAGAAGCCAAGGAAAGAGAGAAGATGCAAATTGAGAGGGCAAATTTAAACGGTGCATCTGCTACTCTTTTGCACAAATTTGAATTAGGAAAGTATTATAACGAAACATACGGAGAAAATGCCTGACATAACAATGTGCCCAGGGACAAATTGTCCCCAGAAAGAAAAATGCTATAGATTTACAGCAAAACCTAGCGAATATATGCAATCATACTTTATGGAAGCTCCAATTAAGGATGGTAAGTGTGATATGTATTGGGGAGAGAACGCAGAGAGAATCTGGAATCAACTCAAAGATATTGTTGAAGGAAAAGAATAAATGTCCAGTTTTAATCGCTGGACATTTTTATTTTAGCATTATGGAAGTCTATTTAGGAAAACAAGCGAAGAGCCTATTCTATGGCAGAGATATTCCCATTGATTCAATAGGAGTGTTTCAGTCACATGTAGGAGAATGGTTGTATTGGTTCAACGATGGTTGGACGTATGATACAGGGTTTGCTGACACAGAAGTGGAGGCAATGGAAACAGCAAAAAGAAATTTTAAAGCACGTAAAAAAGAAAACGATGAAGAAACTATTTAAAGCACGAGAAATTCAAAGAACAGGAGACTTAGCACCAAGAGGCGTAAAAAGCACAATTAGAGGAACCTACGGGTTCAATGAAGTATTTGAACATATATTCACTGAAGCAAGAAAACCAGATCCATCATGGAAAAACAACTAAACACTTACAAGCATTGGGCAAATTCATATCTGGACAAGGACAATGCAGACAAATTCTTTGCTAATATGGCAAATCAAGAAGTATCAATAGATCCTTCAACTGTGAATGTATTCGAGAATGAATTTCTTTATTCTGCATTCGTTTGGGAGAAATCAAACGAAGGTCATAATTATTGGATGGATATTCAAGATAAACTAGACAAAGACAATGGCTGGGTCATTATTTGATATGAGACATCTCATGTGGTTAGAGGCTAACTTAAAGGTTAGCTTCTACCAACCTGAGAAACTTGAGCAGGGTATGATCTTTATGAATAGTTTATATCCAGGAACAGACAAAGAGTTTGTTGAGCTATGGTTGCTTGAAGAAGACATAGTTGAAGAAGAGTATGACAACTTTGTCAACAAGAATGGTTTTCCTGTTGAGATAATGGTTACATTAGAGATGAACAATCCTGATGAGCCTGATTACATCGTTGCATATTTTCCAGAAATAGGATGGATTCATCAGGATGATGACTCAATCAGAGAGTTTGATATTGATGATGCTAACTGGATTATTCAGAATAATAATGGTGTGGTGCATGTACTAATTGATGAACAAGCTTATGATCAAGATGGTACAATCTACACCATCACAGAAGACCAAGAAGTTATCATGAAGTATCAATTTGACGATGATATATATGAAGATGATCATGATTGGGATGAATACTTGGAAGACTAATTAAAATTATGTATTTTACTAACGGAAAAAGTTATGAATTTATACTTGTCAACATTTCTAATATTTCTGATTCCCACTGTACAATTGAATATTAACAGTGAGACAATGTCCTTTCAATACATCTATGAAAGTGATCAAACAACAAGGTCATTAATTGAGAAGTTTGAGGGAATAAAGTTAACTGCTTATAAATGTCCATCAGGAATTCCAACAATTGGAATGGGTTCTACTCGCTATGAGGATGGGACAAGAGTGAGAATGGGAGATGAAATCAGTAGGAATAGAATGAATGAGCTTTATAATTTTCATGTAAATCAAACAAGAAGACAGTTAGAAAACTTAGTAGAAACTAAACTTAATCAGAATCAAAAATCTGCATTAATTAGTCTTTTGTACAATGTTGGATATGGAAATTTTAAAAAGTCAAAACTTTTAAGAATGATAAACACAAATCCTAATGATCCTAGAATTCAAAAAGAATTTATGCATTTTACGACATCAAGAGGAAGAGTGTTAAAAGGATTAAAAAAAAGAAGAATCGAAGAATTAAAATTGTATTTCACAAAAAACTAAAATTATGGCAGTAGAAATTTATTTAGAACCTGAACTAGAAGAGATGGTTGGTTCTGTAGAAGTAACAGAAGAGTGGAAACAGCTTGCTGAAGAACTTGGTATGGAAGGTCAGTTGAAACTGATTACACCAAAGTCAGGAGAAGAGAGTGATAAGAATCCTTCTCCATACATCCACATGAACGCTAAAGCAGAGCGTGTATTTGCAATCCTTTGTCCAGAAGTGGTTGATTACAAGAAATATGACAAGTCTACCATCCCAAGAGATGTATTGAGAGAAATTGCTATGGCTGAAAGACTGAAATTCTTTGATAAGATTTGTATTTGGTATGATGACGCTTCTCCAGATCCTCTTGTAGTTGGTTACATCAAGGTAGGAACCTATGAGTATGTAAAACACATGATTGCTAGATTTGGTGATGAGCTTCTTCCATTTGAAGAATTAGAACGTAAGTCCATCAATAGACTCAAGAAGAGAATGACAGATAAGCTGAAATCTAGCCTGTCTGCAATTGATTCTACAGTGGATGAATTCTTCAATCCTACTAGATATAATTCAGAAGTTTTGAGAATTGAGTTTACAGGTGTTACATACAACCATAGATGTGGTAGTTAATGAATGTCTTAATCTATGACATAGAAACTCTAAAAGAAATGTTTCTCGTGGGGATTTATATTCCTCACGAGAACACATATCATGAGTTTGAGGTGAGCAAAAGCAAATACGATCTAGATAGGTTTGTGGAGTTCTCAGAGAGGTATAAAGACTTCTATTGGGTGGGTTACAACAATCTAAGATTTGATAGCCAGGTAGTTGAATGGATCTTGAGAAAGTGTCATGACTGGGGAGAAAAATCTAATCTAGAAGTAGCAGGTATGATTGCTCAGAAAGCGCAGGATGTTATTCATGATGCTAATTATGATGTGTTTGCTGAATATCGTGAAGAAGATCTTACACTCAAGCAGATTGATTTGTTCAAGATACATCACTTTGACAATAAGAACAGGCGTGTTAGTTTGAAGAGACTAGAGTTTGAAATGGATCTTGAGAACATTGAAGAGATGCCAATTCACCACACAAAAGTGGGAATGACTCTAGAAGATAGAAAGCTCACACGTCAGTATTGTAAGAATGATGTTATGGCCACTTATGAGTTTTACAAGGTGACCATAGGTGAAACAGATCATCCGTTGTACAAGGGTAATGATCAGATACAGCTAAGACTTGATATAGAAAAAGAGTTTGATATTCCATGTATAAACTATTCAGATAGTAAAATTGGTGATGAGATCATCAAGAAATACTATTCTGAAGAGAAGAAGATTGATATCAAAACACTTCCTAGAAAAGGTCACTTTAGAAAATATATCTTCATTAGCCAGTGCATAGCTCCGTATGTACAGTTCAAGACTGTCCAACTCACAGAGTTTCTTAAGAAGATTAAGAAGATGCGTCTGGAGCTCACAGATGATTTCAAGGAACATATACACTTCTATGACAACGTGTATTCGTTCATGAAAGGTGGATTGCACACAGAAAACAAACCAGAAGTTTTTGAGGAGGATGAAGATCATCTAATCATTGACTGGGACGTTTCTAGCTACTATCCTGCCATTATCATCAACAATAAGCAGTATCCATATCATTTAGGTAAAGAGTTCCTTACAGGCTATAAAAAGATGTATGAGAAACGTCTTGAACTAAAGCCCTTTGCAAAGAATGATAAGAAGATTAAAGGTATTGTTGGTGCGTTGAAGCTTGCTGTAAACTCTGTGTATGGTAAATCTAGTGACATGAATAGTTGGATATATGATAGACAACTAACTATGTTTACAACCATCACAGGAGAATTGTCCTTGATGATGCTTATTGAAGCGTATGAAACTAAAGACATACGTGTGATATCAGCAAATACTGACGGTGTTACAATCCATATTCATAAAAGCAAACTCGCTGAGATGAATAAGATTAATGACTGGTGGTGTAAGATTACAGGATATGAGCTTGAGAGAGCTGATTACAAAAAGATTATATTCTCAACAGTTAATGACTACATAGCAATCAAAACAGATGGAGAAATTAAAAAGAAAGGGGATTTTCTCACGGATTTTGAACTTCATAAAAACAAATCCGCCAGAATTGTCCCTCTTGCTCTTGAGTCTTACTTTGTTAGTGGTGTTCCTATTTCTGAAAGTATTATTCTTCATAGAAATCCTTTTGATTTTTGTATAAGACAGAAATCAACCAGTGATTTTCATTATGAGGGATATAGAAAAGGAATGGAGCCATCCATTTACAATAAGCTCATTCGTTACTATGTAACAAGTGGTAGCGATGGTGAGAAACTATTGAAAATCAAGAACCAAGATTCACAGTCAACTGCACCAAACAGTTCACAAGTAGAGGCTGGTGATTGGTTATGCAAGGTGGTGAATAATCTTCCTGCAAACACAGATGTCAAATCAATGAATATCAATTATCAGTATTACATTGATAAGGCTGAAAGTCTTGTGTTGAAGATTGTTACAAAAGGTAAAAAGCGGAAAGTAGAAAGAATAGCTAATCAAATTTCTTTATTTTAATTATGGAAGAAGAAAAATCTTACACACAAATAGAAACACTACCTCCTGTTAACTTTATTCCTGTACATTTAAGATCAATGAAAATTCCAATAACAAGAGGAAGCAGATACTTCGATCTGTATGGTGTAGTGCATGTAGTGATATACTCTAAGCCAGATGTGATTAAGTTGATGCCGCTCAAGGACAATGCAATGATTGACGTTTGGGATGTTGATGAGTTTAAGAACCAAGTGAGGCTTCTAAAGTTCACACATGTCCCACATCCTCCAATAAGTAGAGCAAATGTTTCAGAACATCTTCTGGAATATCAATTCAATATTATTGGTAAGACGATGGCTAACACTGTTACAGAAACAGAATGGAAGAAAGAATGGAAACTGACTAAGAAGCAAAAGGAAATATTCAAAAGTTATGCCCTTGGAATATTAAAAAAAGTTTTTAGATTCAACGGTGCAAAGGCTCGCGAAACATACGAGTTTTTTGATAAAAACTTTGGACTTCTAACACTTTGAGTCATGGCCAGTTTTCTTCTGATCTATTTTTTGTTTAGCACTGCATCATTAATTGCATTAGTAGAATTTATAATTAAACATGATAGAAAACGATGAACACGAACGAAGATTACGAACACGAACACGTTAGAGAAGCTGCTATCATACGATTGCAGCTGAGAGAAGAAGTGGAACAAGCAAACCACGAGTATGAGAAAATAAAACCTGCAAAAATCATCGTAACCACAGAGAAGAACAATGAAGTTCAATGTGACACCCTCCCATTTTGAACAACTTCTCAAACAATCCTATAGTCTAGATCACATTTTCTTATTGAAGCTTGTAGAGGCCAATGTTGACATGCAACCATTAACAGATGGAAGTATGAAAATAGCTGGCCTCTATCAGTCTTTGATCAGGAAAGGTCTTGTCTCTGATGTAACACAAGAAGTTACTCAGCTAGGAAGAGAGTTGTTAACATTTGCTGATTCAGAAGTTAAACAGCCTATGAAAAAACTGAAGCAAAAATCATCAGACTTTGAAAGCTGGTGGAATGCATTTCCATCTACAGATAACTTTGAGCACAAAGGAAAGAAGTTTCCTGGATCAAGAGCGTTGAAGAGAGCTAGAGAAGATTGTAGAATCAAATTCAATAAGATTCTTGCTGAAGGGGAGTATGTTGCACAAGACATCGTTGATGCTACTAATCTAGATGTATATCTAAAGAAGGAAGCTTCTTTACGAAGTGGTGATAATAAGCTTAGCTTCTTACAGAATAGTCTCACCTATCTTGTACAGAGAAGTTTTGAGCCGTTTATAGAGATGATTAAAACAGGAGTGGAAATACCTAACGCACAAACAAAAAGATCAGTGGATATATGAGTTTTGACGCACTTAAGAAAGAAGTAGACAATGGTCTAAATGGTAGGAACAATGGTATTCCTATGGGATTTCATCGTCTTAATAGATACATAGGCATTCGTAAGAGAATGTACTTTGTAACAGGTGGTTTGACAGGCTCAGGTAAGACTAGCTTTGTTGATGATGCGTTTGTTTTGAATCCTTATGACTGGTATATCAGTCAGAAAGACCCAAAATTCAAACTTCGTATCATATATCGTTCAATGGAGCGTAGTAGAACATACAAACTTGCCAAGTGGGTGTGTAGAAAGATCTTCTTAGATCATGGCTATATCATTCCTGTGAGTAAGTTGTTGGGCTGGACTGAAAAGATGACAAAAGATGAACATGACATATTTCTATTGTATAAAGACTACATGGAACAGATGGATGATGTCATCACAATCATTGATGGTCCAGAGAATCCTGTTGGTATTGCTAAAGACTTGAGAAGTCATGCATTGAAACATGGGACTATTGAACAGCTTGATGAATACAACAAGATTTACATTCCTAATGATGAGAACGAAGTGACTATTGTTGTTGTAGATCATTTAGGATTGCTCAAGACTACTAAAGAGCTCACCACAAAGAAACAAACTATTGACAAGATGAGTGATGAACTCAGATATGCAAGAGACTTCTATGGTTATACCATTGTGGCTGTGCAGCAGTTCAATCGTGACATATCTAATCCTATTAGAATCAAGAATGGTGATGTAGAACCGCAGCTAGAAGACTTCAAAGAGTCATCAGTTCCTCAAGAAGATGCTGACGTTGTGCTAGCACTATTTGATCCTATGAGATATAAAGTGTCTGATCCTAGTGGTTACAATCTTGACAAGCTGATTGATGAATATGGTGGTAAGTATTTTAGATCACTAAGACTCATCAAGAACAGCTATGGTGAAGATGATGTGAGAATTGGTCTTGGCTTCTTGGGCCAGATAGGTATGTTCAAGGAACTTCCCAAGAGGAAGGATATGACAGATGTAGATTATGAAAATGTTGTAAACAAAAGCTTCTTCTTAAATGATCAGCATAGCTCAACATTGCGATAAATGTAAAAACATCACGAGTCACACTCTGAATAATGGTGTGATTTTGTGTTTGAAATGTAAAAAGCAAACAAAACTGAATAATAATGAAAAGAGAACAGTTAGTAAAAATTCTGAAAGAACTACAGAGTGATGAATATGACCCTGAAGAAGTTGCAAAAATGAATAAAGAACAGATAGTGGAAGCTATTATTGAATGTGCATTATATTACAAATACAATAACAATTAAAACAAACCAAAAAATTATGAATGTTTACGAGAGTACACTAGAAAAATTACCAGAGGTATTTACATCTCACACTTACTTAAATGTATTAAGAAAGTCAAGCTTACCAAAGAATGTGATTGAGCAAGGACATCACATTGATTTTCTTGCAGAAAGATGTAAAAGAATCACTCCAAAGACATGGAGAAAAAGATTTACAGAAGAAACTGTAAAGCCTGCTGAAGTTTCAATTACTGTGAATCAAGTGGAAAATAAAACAACTCCACAACCTTCACGAATTGAAGAAGCCATCTCTCTTCTAAAGTCAAACGGATACAAGATTTACAGAACAGAACTTGTTGAAGTTTAATGACTCTAAGAGACCAAAGACAAGCTGAATTTGCAAAAGCTTGGAAGGACAAAGGAGAATATGGTATTCTTTATTTGTGTCCACGATTTGGTAAGATTAGAACCAGTATCAATATCTTGAAAGAGTTTCCTGATAATGCCACTGTGCTTATTGCTTATCCAGACAACAAGATTAAACAATCTTGGTTGGATGACTTTGAAGTGTTGAATTATGAAAATCCAAACATCACGTTCACTACACATCTTTCATTGAAGAAGTATGCGAACAAATTGTTTGATCTAATAATCATTGATGAGATACATCTACTGAGCGAGGCTCAGATTGATGTGTGCCAAGAACTTCTTACAGACAATAAGAAAGTATTAGGGTTAACAGGAACTCTTTCTAGAGATACAAAGAATGCATTGTCAGACTATTTAGCACTGAACATTGTTGCTGAATATCCTCTTGAAAGAGCAATAGAAGAGGGTATTATTGTAGACTATCAAATCACTGTTGTTACTACACCATTAGATAACATCACTAAGCAAATGTTTGGAACCAAATCCAAAACAGAGAAGCAGCAGTACGATAGTTATGGATGGGTGATTAACAAGATGCAGTCAGAATACAGAGATACTATGTTTCTTAGACTAGCAAGGATGAGACTCATACAATCTTCTTTAGCAAAGAAAAATCTTACCAAGAAGTTAATTAGCAAGCACCAGGATGAGAGAATGCTCATATTCTGTGGTGTAACAAAGGTGGCTGATGATTTAGGAATTCCTTCCTATCATAGCAAGTCCAGCGAAAAGAAAATGTTCAACGATTTCGCTGAGGGAAAAGGTAATCACATGGCTGTTGTAAAGATTGGTAACACAGGTGTGACATATAAACCCTTGAATCGTGTAGTGATTAATTACTTTGATAGCAACAGTGAAAACCTTGCTCAGAAGATACAGAGATGTACAGCTATGGAATATAACAACCCTGATAAAAAAGCTCAGATATACATCATATCAAGCAATGAACAGGTGGAGTTGAAGTGGTTGCAGAAGTCTTTGGAATTCTTTGACAGAAGTAAAATTAAGTTCATTGACTCTAGGAATTTATAACTAAAAAAGTTAAATTTACTAATCAAGAAAATTAAAAACTAAAACTAAAAGCAAATGGCAAGTAAACTGATTGGGATTGTTGGAGAAACATCCACAGGAAAATCAACATCAATCAAACACCTAAATCCAGATGAGACTTACATCATCAACGTAGCCAAGAAGGAACTTCCCTTCAAAGGTTCTGAGAAGATGTACAGCGCAGAAAAAAAGAATTACAAAGAAGTGGATGATGCCAACGAAATTTCTAGGCTTCTAAAAACCATTTCTGAAAAAGCACCACACATCAAGAACATCGTGATTGAAGATTCAAACTACATCATGGGTTTCACTATGGTTTCTAAAGCTACAGAAACAGGCTATCAAAAGTTCTCTATTATGGCTAAGGACATGGTGGATTTGTTTAGAACAGCAAGAATGCTCAGAGATGACATTGTTGTGTTCTATTTCACTCACCCAGAAGTGATTGAGGATTCTGGTGAAATCATTGGTTACAAGATTAAAACAGCAGGTAAGTTGATTGACAACCAAGTGTTGTTAGAAGGTTTGATGACTGTGTGTCTTTACACTCTTGTAGAAGAGCAGAAGGATGGTACAGCTACGTACAACTTTATAACTAACAGGTTTAGAAAGATGCCAGCTAAATCACCAGATGGTATGTTTTCTGAATTGAAAATTCCAAACAACCTTCAAGTTGTTGTGGATAGTGTAAATGAGTATTATAAATAAAACAATTAAACAATTAAAGCTATGTCAGGAATTGGCGGATCAAAAAGAGAAAGAAAAGAAGGTGGAAGCGAGTTTCCAAAGAAAGTTGGCTTATTCGAAGCTAGTGTCATCGCAATCAATCCAACGATTGAGCAGTACAAAGACATTCTTGGAATCGAATTGAAAGAAGATAGCAAAGCAACTGAATATCTTGGTGAGAGTAGAGATGGTAACACTACCATTAGAATTAGCGTCTGGTTGAAAGACGTTAAGTCTGGTCAAAATTTCAACATCAACTACTTTCTAGAAGATAAAGAGCGTGAGAACAAAGATGGGACCAAAAAGCAATATATTAATCAACTAGGACTTTGTGCTTGGGCAGCTGATGAAGATGGTCTAGCTCAGTGGTTCAAAGGAACTCCTGATAATCCAAAAGATTTCAGAGTGGCTTATGTTGGTGAAGAGGAATTCTATGAGTTTCTACGCAACTGGTTGTGTGAACTAGACTATAGCAGAAATGATACTACGCTTTCTTTAGATTGGAAGAAACTAATTAGGGGAAATGTAAGAGAGATTACTTCTCAGATCAATGGTGAGTATTGTGGAAACTTTGTAGCAATGGCTACAATCACTACCAGAGAGAAAGATGGTGAGTTGAAAGAGTATCAAAGCGTGTACAACAAAGCATTTCTTCCAGCATATTCTTTGAAGCAGTTCAGACTAAAAGAGAATGATTATAATGATTCATCTCGTGTCAGTGCACTACTTACTAAGAAGTCAAAAGATCTTCGTCCACACGAAAGATTTGTTGTTAAGATTGCTGGTGAGTATGGATGTAAAGACTACTATACATTTAAAGACTTGCACGATTATGATCCAGAAATGAACATTGCAGCATCAGATAAAGTAATTGCTGACGATGATGCTGATTATTGATAAATAATCTTTTAAATTCAAGGCTCTCAGCAATGGGAGCCTTTTTTATTTACACACTATGGCAAAAGTAATTTGGATACCTGGAAGCATTGGGGAACTACTTGATAAAGTGAGCATCCTCAATATTAAACGTGTCATGATTAGTGACACAGAGAAGCTAGCAATGGTAAAGGATGAGCTACAAGAGTTAATGGATGTAGCCACACCTTTTTTAGAAAACAAAGAAGTAGAAGAGCTGTACGATCTTCTCCTAATGGTGAACAAAAATCTATGGGATGTAGAAGATGTCCTGAGAAAAATGGAAGCTAACAAACAATTTGATGAAGAATTTATTGCAAAAGCCAGAAGTGTCTATTTCCTTAATGACAGACGATTTGAACTGAAGAGTAAGATCAATGGTGCTATGGGATCTAGAATAAACGAGGTGAAACAATATGTGAATTATCAATGATTACTGGGGAGAAAAAAGTATTCGAACAACTAAATTTTGAAACTGTACTTTCTAAAATATCTGAGTATGATATATTCAGATGGTACATGCCTAATAAGAAGTGGGAAGTTAATAGAACAACTTATTCTCCATTCAGAAATGAATCTAGGCCCTCTTTCACAATCTATTCTAAAGATGGTAGATTATTCTATCTTGACTTTTCAGATCCACACTACAGAGGCAATTGCTTTAATTTCATAATGCAGTTGTTTAATGTTAGTCATATTGAATGTTTAGAAATGATAGATAAAGATTTTAATCTAGGAATCAGAATAAAGAAAAGAGATGATCTACCTAGTCATACAGAGATTGTTTCTAAGTATAAACAGCCTGAGAAGTTAGAAAAGAAGTATTCACACATTCAAGTGATCACTAGAAAATTCACTAACGAAGAGCTAGAATACTGGAATCAATATCATCAAGACATACAAGATCTAAAGGATAATAACATCTATTCTATCAAGAAACTTTATTTGAATAGAAGCATCATCCATCTTAAAGAAACTGAACTTAGGTTTGGTTACTTCTATGATGGTCATTGGAAGATTTATAGACCTTTCAGCAAAGATTCTAAATGGTTTCCCAACAATACACCAATCACTGCTATGGATGGTAAGGATAATCTTGACAAAACCAAGATGGCTTTCATAAACAAAAGTAAGAAAGACTATATGGTGATGAAGAAGATCTATCCTCATTCATGCGCTGTTCAAAACGAAGGAGTGGCTTGCTTCTCTGAAGAAAATATTGACTTCTTGAAACACAACTCAAGCAGCCAAATCCTTTCTTTTGACAGTGATGTTCCTGGTGTAAAGAATTCTAAAATGGTAACAGAGATGTTCAACTTTGACTATTGTAATGTACCAAGGTACTATCTACAAGAAGGAATCAAAGATTGGGCAGATCTGGCAAAGAAGTATGGAATGCAAATTATTGAACATTATTTAAAACAAAAATTTATAATACCATGAGCGGAGAAGTAAAAGAGTTAGTGGCATGGTGCGCAGAGCGTGCCAAAAATTGCCCATCATTAAAAGAAGAGATACAAGATCTGCTAGACCTAGCAATCAATGAGATTGAAGAAGGAGGATCAATGTATCATGAAATAAGCCTATGCATGGCAGATGTAGAAGAACTAATCAAAGAAAACTGTAATTAATTATGTCAACTTATTCAACAACTAAATATTTTCTCACAGGTACGGAACTTCCTAAAGAAACAAGAACATATAAGCCTGTTTCACATGGTCAACTAATTGACCTCACCCTGGAGAGCATTCATCAAGCAGGATTTAAGCTTGAATCAGAAAAGTATTCTGCTGCAAGAGATGGTAATGTCGCTAACGGTAGATTCACAATCAGTAACGTAGCTGATAGAGAGATGCAGCTACAGATTGGATGGCAGAACAGCTATGACAAAAGTCTTAGTTTAAAGTTTGCTATTGGTACACAAATCATTGTTTGTCAAAACGGAATGGTTAGTGGTGACTATGGTGCATTCAAAAGAAAGCATCAAGGGGATGTACAAGAGTTTACACCAAGTGCTATTGTAGAATACATTAAAGCTGCTGGTGATGGATTTAGAAAGATGCAGAATGAGCGTGAGCTTATGAAGCATGTTCAGATTGATGCTCGTGTAACAGCTGAGCTTGTAGGAAGAATGATTCTTGAAAAAGAATTTATTGAATCTACACAAGTAAACATCATCAAGCGTGAGTTGAAGAAACCAACGTTTGATTATGGTGCTCCAGAAAGCTTATGGGAGTTGTATCAATACACTACGTATGCTATGAAAGATGTGCATCCAACACTATGGATGGGTAATCACGTTGATGCTCACGAGTTCTTTGTAAATGCATCTGGTGAGATAAAAAGTAAATCAATTAACATTTCATTCGAAGAGTCTCCAGTTAGGAGACAGTTGACAATCTTTGATCAAATCGCAGAAGCAGATGTTGTGGGATAAATTCAAAGATCACTTTCATGAGAGTTGGCATGATGTAATGCGTCCATTTATTGAGAGTGAAGAATGTGATGCAATCTATGAACATTTGAAAACAGAATCTAGGAGGGGTAAGAAAATTGCCCCTCTTTCTTCTGTTACTTATAAATGTTTTAAAGTAACACCTTTGAATGAAATGAAGGTGGTGGTGCTAGGTATGTGTCCTTATCACACGCAGTTAAATGGCCTGCCAGTGGCAGATGGTTTGTTAATGGGATGTTCTGTTACAGATAAACTTCAGCCTTCACTAGAACAGTTTTACAATGCTGTAGAAAAAGATTGCTACAAAGGATTGAATCTGAAATACAAAAAGACTCCTAATGTAGAATATCTAGCTGAACAGGGTGTACTGATGCTTAACGCAGCTCTCACTACAGAAATCAATAAAGCTGGTTCTCATTTGAAAATATGGGAACCGTTTATCAAGTACGTATTTGAGAATGCTATTGCTCCAAGCAGAGTGCCTGTTGTATTTCTAGGTAAAGAAGCTAGTAAGTTTAAACGTTACATGCCTCCGTTAACATGGTCCTTCGAATTGAGTCACCCAGCTAGTGCTTCTTACAAGAACACTGATTGGGATTCAGAAGGTGTATTCACAAAAGTAAATAGAGTGCTATTAGATGAAAAGAAAACACAAATCTATTGGTTAGATGAAGATCTACCATTTTAAACAAAACACATTATGATAACAGAACTAATTAATCCAGAAGATTTAGAGCCAGGAGATGTGGTGATCTATCCATCATTAACTGAAATGAGAACAGCAAAAATTGTAAAGAAGCCCGCTAAGGTTACTAAAACCTACACATACGGTCAATATCATTATTACAAATCAGCTAGATGTCTAGTTAATGTACAAAGTGAATCAATACCTGGGTACAAAATGATACGTAGAGTTCAAAAATTCAGTGTTGATGAGTTCAATGAAACTAAGTATATAAGATTTTGTAATCCTGTACTTAAACTGATTTATTGATAAAATTTAAAGCAAAATGATACTAGAAAAACAAAAAGAAGCAATGATCCTTGCTGATGGCGAGGAAAACGAATCAATTGGAATGTCTTTAGACTTGGATTCTGCTCAGATTTTGATGCAGATGTTAAGTAAGAATCTCTATTCAGATTCAATAGGCTCAACTATCAGAGAGTGTGCAAGTAATGCACTAGATAGTCACAGAAGAGCTGGTGTGGAAGATCCAATTGTTGTAAGTTTTAAACTAGATGACAATAACAACTACTACTTCTCTGTAGAAGACTTTGGTGTTGGTCTAAATGATGATGATGTGAGGAACATTATTAGTAAGTATGGTAAGTCTACCAAACGTAACTCTGATACAGAACTAGGTATGATGGGGCTTGGCTTTAAAGCTCCTCTTGCTTACTCATCTAGTTTCTATTTTATCTGTCGTAAAGATAACATAGAACGTAAGTATATGATGTACGAAGGTGAGGACACAAACACTATTGATCGTCTGTATGAAAGACCTACAGCTGAAGGAAATGGTGTCAAGGTGATTATTCCAGTTAAATGGAGTGATAGGAATAGCTTCTATAGTAAGATTCAGGAGCAACTGGCTTACTTTGATAGTGTGTATTTTGATGTTACAGCAGGTGGGCACAGTATAGATAACAAATTCACAATCTATCGTAGTGAGCACTTTCAGTATTCTGAAATGTCAAAGGATGATTACCTCCACATTTGTTTGGACAATGTGTATTATCCATTAGACTTTAACAAGCTTGGTATTTCTAATTTAGAGTTTCCTGTAGCATTGAGATTTAGTTTGACTGATGGAATCTTCCCAACACCAAACAGAGAAGCCATCAGATATACACAAGAAGCTAAGGACATTATTCTCAAAAGATTGGGACAAATGTCTGACTTCTTTATTGAGAAATACAATCGTGAGATGCAAAACTGCTCTACATTCAATCAGGTCGTAGAATATTACACCAGTAAGAAAAGAAATGTGGAGATTGTTCCTGGCAAGTCTTTGAACGTTGGTTATCTATCTATCTTCAGTGATGTGGTGATGAATGAGCCTAAGATGGAAGGCGTAAAGCATCTTGATCTAAAGAAGCTTGTTGATAAGAATGAATATATTCTAGATGAATACACTGTAACATACATCCTTAACAGAGGAAAGTTTAAAGAAGTTAAGAGTGGGGGTTACGAAGCAAGTGTTAATAGGAATAATGTTATGGGTGGTAACACATACATGTATTCTTCTAGAATCTCAGAGTTGAAGAAAGCGTATCTAAGAATTCATTTACAGAATGGTACATTCAACAACTACTACTTTGTAAAGAAGACAGGATCATTCTCTTTGTTTGGAAAAAACAATTCTATTTATTCTGTTAATCATTATAAGAATGATAACTACTACAAAATTCTAAATCTCCAAAGTATTCAAAAAAAGTATTGGAGAGAAGCAATTATAGAGTTTCAGGGTATTGTGAATTCTATGATTTCTGGATTCAAGAATCTTGATGATGTGGTTGTTCCAGACAGATTTATCCAGTCTAGAAAGCAAATTAATGGTAGAATAGGAGTGAGTAGACGTGAGAAGCTAGCTGGTGACATCATCGTCAAAGAAGCAAGACAGCTAGAAAGGTTTGTTGATGGTAAGAACTGTAAGTTTGTTCCTGACACGTGGTCTTTGAAGGATATGCCAAAGAAGAAAACTCTAATAGTTTATGGTCATCATGACAATAGTCTAGATCTTGATAAGTTGTATAGCATCACTTGTGGTAAAATGAACATCACTATAATTTCGCTATCAACCAAAGAGATAAAAGTACTTGAAGCACTAGAGTTGAACAATGTAATGTCTTATTCAAAATTTATGGAGGGTACAAACAAACCATTCAAGAAGCTTGTCACTGCTTATCTAATTAATAAGCTAATGACTGATCAAGCGTATGTTTTCAGAAAATATACTTATCTGAAAAATATATCAAGTGAGCTAATGAATAAGCTATCATTGCTTGAAGACTACAGAAACAAGAACTATAGAGATGGATCTAATGAGATTTATACAGCTATGCTTGAATTAGCACAAGAGAATAATCTTTTCGATTACAGTATATACCATGAGTATATACGAATGAAAGAATCGCTCGAAAAGTTGTATTTTCTAAATTCTATTCTTGGGTCACTAAATTTCTATTCTTATAACAGTAGTATGTCTCCAGGCGTTGAAAGAGCTATTGTAGACTTGATGAAGTATCACAAATTCAAAGTGAATCTTGATCATTACACTCGTCTTGAAGAAGATAAATTAGAAGAACAATTTTGTTAATTAATTAAAAATCAATAACTTAAGGGAGGCTTAGTCCTCCCTTTTTCATTTAAAACCAAAACAAAACTATGTCAATTTTCACACTAGATTGGTTCAAATCCAACACAAAAAGAATGCTTGATAATCTAAAGATAGAAGAGCAAGCATTGAGAAATAGTTTACTAAGAAGAGAACTAGAAACTTCTTTCAAGCCATACGAGAAACTTAAGCTCGTTAATGATGTGCTTACAGTTGTTTTGAAGGATGGAGAAGTGCTGTCTAAGCCATCATGTACAATCGATGACTTTAACAATGTAAAGAATGCTAAGGACGAAGTTGAAATCATCACACTGTTCAACAAGAAGCTTTCCACTGATGAGATGGTTAGAGAAGTGAAACAACAAAAGGTTCTTGCAGACATTTCTTCAAAACTAGAAATGCTATCCAGAATGCAAGACTTTGATGTTGTAGATGGATCTGTAAAACTGAAGGGTATTAACAGAACAATGCCACAGCTTCTTGTAGAGAAGTTTATTGAGGTGATTTCTTTGTATCAAACTCAGGATAGTGATCCACACGAAGATGTTTACAAAGACGAAGAATATCTGTCACTAAAGAGATTCTTTATGTGGTGCTGTTTGAATCCTCGTGCTGAGGTTGCTGATGAGTTGTACAGATTCCTTATAGACAACAGCTTCAGAATAACTAAGCAGGGATTCTTCGTGGCTCTAAGAAACGTTGTTACATTACATGGTTCAAATGAACTTGTTAAGTTTGTTAGTGAGGTGTACACAAAGATTAAGGCTGTGTGGAAGAAAAGTCCTAATCACTATCATGTTATTCTTTCTCCTGATGGAGAATACAAGTTCATTCATTACACTGAAATGACAAAAGAATACACTGATAAGTGTGACACTTGTGATGGTACAGGAGATTGGTATGACGAGGAATATGATGAGTATGTAACTTGCTATGATTGTGATGGAGAAGGAGAAGTTACTTACACTGATAGAAACTATGAGGGTACAGACCTAGGTGTTCTTACAGATCTTTATTTAGATCTTCCTAACAGAGCAGAGAACAGATTTACAGATGACTGGACTAAAACATTTGACATTCGTATTGGTCAAGTTGTGAAGATGCCTATGGAAGATTGTAACTGGTCTACACAAGATTGTGCTGCTGCTGGTCTTCACTTCACTGCTGATCAAATTCATTATGTAGGATGTGGTGATCAGTCTGTATTGATGCTCATCAACCCCATGAAGGTTGTTGGTATTGGTACAGCAAAGGGTAGATGCTATGAGTATCTTCCAATCTCCACTGTATCTAGAGATGAAGCAACACAGATTCTTCACGACTTAGACTTTAGCACAATTGATCTGGATGAATTCTATGTAGAGAATGAATTAGAATCTCTATCTGAAAGAGCTGAGAAAGCATTTGCTCAAGAAGTTAAGAAATATGAATTTAATCTCCCTGCCATTTCTTCTTCTGAGATAGGCAATATTGTAAACTCCCTAAAGAAGATGAAAGATGAACTTGGTGATAGAGTTAAACAGGTTCTATAATCTCGTCCTAGCGTAATAGTTGAAAAATACTATTATATTAGCCAACAAACTCATGTGGGTTTGTTGGAAAAGGATTAAAAAGATGAAAAAGAAAGTAGTAAAAAGAAAAACTAGTTTAAAGATTAAACCAAGAAATGCTGGAACAATGACAGAGAGTGCATTCTGGTCATTCATACGAAGTGCTTTAAGACAAAAGTCTAGGTGGTGGAAGCCTATCACACTCTGCAAAGAGAATGCTAAGCGTAGCTATCATGGACCAAACAAAAGACAGAAGTATGAATATCAATGTAACTGCTGTAAAGGATGGTTTCCTGCAACATCTATAAATGTTGATCACATTGTTCCTGCTGGAAATCTTCAAAGAGCGCAAGATCTTCCAGGATTTGTTGAAAGATTGTTTTGTGAAGTGGACAATTTACAAGTTCTTTGTAAAGACTGCCACGATGAGAAAACAAGAAAAGAATTGAGTAAATAGTATATAGATTGGTTAATTTCTAGTTAAAGCCTTCCCTCATTGAGGGAAGGTTTTTTTATTTGCAATTTCTAACTAAAATGATTATTTTATATCATGATATCAATAAACAAACAGCCATCGTTCACAGAGGTGTGGCATGAGGGACATGTGGAACATGATGAAGAAATACATAGATTCTGGCTTATACATCCACAAGGAGTTGATCTGAATGGACATGAGTATGAGATAGAAGTGAGATGGTTTTTTCAAAGAGTCCCCAGAGAAGTGAGGGCAATGTATCCATTAATTATTAACGCATTTAAACAAAAACTACATGATACAAGGACAAAGTAAAACAGAAGCTAACTACAGGGCTATTCAAACTGACAGCTCTAGTTCATTGAAAGAGTTCTCAATGGACAGAAAGAAGTATCACAAGAAGTATGTTCTTGGAGAAACTGTAGAAGATAAAGACAGCCAAGCTGCCACAATTGGCAGGCTTGTTGAAACACTTCTTCTAGAGCCTGAGTTGTTCGATCAAAGGTTCTACATGTCTTCTTGTGCAAGCACACCAACAGGGCTAATGCTAGACTTTGTGGAGGCTCTCTACAAGTTCACTAAGGAAGCAACAGATAACTTTGGTGTTGTTACAAGAACATTTGATGAACTAACAAAAGATGCTTATCTAGAATCAGGATTCAAGATTAAGATTGAGCAGGTGATTAGTAAGTTTGTAGGCACTGACGCTGAAGTGTATTACAACGAGATCAGAAAGGTGAGGTCACAAAATTTGACAGTGATTAACAGCAATGATGTCACAAATGCTGAAAGAATTGTGACAGAATTAAGAAATAACATTGTTACAAAAGATGTCATTAATCTAACCAGTGACGTTAGATATACTATTCTGAATCAGTATCAAGTGGATTCATACACAGTGGACGGGCATGTATTTAAGAGTATGTTTGACAAACTGGTTGTTGATCACGACAATCAAACTGTGCAGGTGTATGATTTAAAATGCACATGGAGCGTAGAAAATTTCTATAGTGAATATTATTTGTACAGACGTGCGTATATTCAAGCATATCTTTACTACAAAGCAACGCTTCATCTAGTTGAAACTAAGTGGGAAGGATACAAAGCACTCATTCCAGCGTTCATTGTCTGTGACAGTACAAACTATTATAATCCGCTAATCTACACTCTTACAGAAGAAGATTTGGAAGATTGCTACAATGGCTTCACTGAAAAAGGAAGAAACTATCCTGGTGTAAAAGAAACTATTGAAGATCTGAAGTGGGCTCTTTACAACGGTGTCTGGAACATCTCCAGAACAAATTATGAAAATAAAGGAATCGTAAACATTAGAGGGTAAAATGAAATTGACGAGAAGCATCACAACATTGTTTATGGTAAAGCCACTTGGTATAGGTATTGAAAAACTTGACAAGGTGGGTTTTATTAATGCATTCATACGAGATGTAGAGCATGATTGCATATATCAAGATTGTGTGTATTTGCTTTTCAAACCTACTGATATGGATTTGTTCAGAGATTTCATAGACAGCGAATATGAAAGAACTGACAACATCGTAGAAGATTATGATTACGAAGGTGGTTATGTGGTAATGGTTTACAAACTAGATCCAAAGTTTAAGAAGGATTATGAACTTGTTAGACAGGGATTGTATTCCAAAACTAGTAAAGACTTCCAGAATGTTTTTCCAAAGATTGTGAAGATCATGAAGAATGGTAAACACAGAGATGAGATATCTCTGCAATATAGAATCTTCAACAGAACACAAGATCTAATCAACTTTTGGGAAGATAAACTAGGTATAACATTCTCTAGCGATCAAGAAGTTTGGGAAGGATTCCACGAAGAAAGAGAAACATTAAATATTAACAACATAAAACAATATGTCGAACAAGTTAGCAATTGAAATACTAAATGATTACCCCCTAGCTACAGAAACTGTTAGGGATTGGTTCTTAAAGAAGATGATTGAAAGCTTTGAGCAAGACAATGCTCCAGAGGATTTCAAGAAGCAAATGTTATCAAGAGGTGTGTCAGACATCACTCTAGCAATTATGTTTGAGCAGAGTCCCAGAAACTTCTTTGACGTTTTGGATGAGAATAAAATAGTGGTTGAGATTCTTAGAGATGAGAACATCAATCCTGATTTATTCTATTACAAAATTAATGGTAAAACAACAGGTCAATTCTTTGAAGGAAGAGTTGCTTGTGAGAGAGCTGCTGTAGAGAAGGCTTTTGAGTTACTAAATTGATACACGAGTTTAAAAATCCCATCCCTGTTGTTGTAGAAAATAACAAGGATGGGTATGCTCTTTATGTCAGTGACTCTGGAGCATTTGAAAATGATGTGTGGTGTGTTGTGCTCTGTGATGGAGGACATGTAAGACACTACATGTCAGATCAGATTAGAATATATGTAAATGCAACATTAGGAATAGAGAAAAATGGAAACAATCAAAGTTCATTGTAAAAAAGATTTTAGAGGAAACATTGATATTAGAGACTTCATTGTCAAAGCTGCGATTGAAAGTGGTAAAAGTGTAACAGTTACATGTGGATCATTTCCTGGAACAAGTGTATATACACCAATTGAGCTTTTAGAACCTGTAAAAATTAGTGAGCCATACAGAGCAAAGTATGGGAATATAGAGAGCTATAGACTACATTCTTATCCCTGGAAATTTGATTAGTTAGTGTGTTTTTGTTTATCAAAAAAGCCCCATGACATGTGTTGTGGGGTTTTTTAATTGAAAATGTTAAAAAAATTAATTAAATTCGTTATATCTAAATTCAATTCAATAATGGCAAAGAAAAAAGAAAATGTAGAGGAACAAAGCAAGTTCCAAGCAGCTCTGGACAAGCTGAACAAAGCGTATGGTGTAGGTAGCGTACTTACACTGAATTCTAAGAACCAAAACAACTACGAGCTGATCAGCACAGGTTCTGTTGGGTTTGATCACATCACACTGGGTGTAGGAGGTTTCGTTAAAGGGAAACTCTATGAACTAATGGGATGGGAGGGTACAGGTAAGTCAACGATCTGTGGTCACACTGTAGCAGAGTGTCAAGCAAAAGGTGGTAGAGTGTTGTATATAGATGGCGAACATGCTGTTGATAAGATTTATTTCGAAGCTCTAGGTGTAAATACTGATGAGATGTTGATTGCTCAACCAAGCTGTGGCGAAGAAGGTTTTCAGATTGCTATGGACCTAATCAACACTGGAGAGATAGATCTTGTAATCATCGACAGCGATAGTTCATTAATTCCAAAGAAGGTGCTAGATGGTGATGTGGGCGATAGTTCTATTGGTAAGAAGGCTGTGCTCAACAGTAATGCCTATCCAAAGCTAAAGACTGCACTATCTACACACAACGTATGTGTGATTGTAATCAGTCAGTATCGTGAGAAGATTGGTGTTATGTTTGGTAACCCTACAACAACTCAAGGTGGTCATGCATTGAAGTTCTATTCAGATTGTAGAATAGAAGTAAGCAGATCTTTGGCAAAGGAGGGAGATGTAACTTATGGTAACATCACTAAGGTGAAGGCTGTAAAGAACAAGATGTCTCCTCCATATCGACTAACTAGTTTTGATATTGTCTATGGTCAAGGTATTGATAAGTTTGCAGAGCTCATGGAGCTTGGTAGTGAGTATGGTGTTCTTAGGAAGTATGGTTCTACAGTGACATACAAAGAAGAGAAGTATCAATACGATGGATTCCAAAAGCTTCTAGAAGATAACCCAGAGCTAGAAGAAGATATCAAACAAACAATTATTAATCGAATCAAGAACATAGAACCTACACCAGAAGATGATGGACTATAAAAATGCCTAAACCAAAGTGTAAAACATGTGGTGCATCCTGTGAGGGAGAATATTGCTTTAAACACAAGCCAAGAAAGCCAATGTTAGCAAGAATAACAACTAACTATTCAACGAAGCTCATCATAGAGGAGAAATCCTCTATGCGTGAGATGTTTTTAGGGATATGGAAGAAAAGACCACACAAGTCTGAGATTAGTGGAGAAAGACTAGGGACAGAACCTTTGTCAATATTCTTTCATCACATTCTTCCAAAGGAAAAGTATAAGCAGGCAGCTCTTGATGAAGAGAACATTATTCTTATGACGCTAGACGAGCATACAAATGTAGAGAATGACATCTATCGTTATGAAGAAGTGAACAAAAGACGTGAGTATTTAAAAGAAAAATATGATTTAACATGAAGCAATTATTCCAATATACAGTTATATTTCACAAGTATGGACTTAACGAGTCAGGAGTTAAAGTGTATCTAGACTCTGAATTGATCATTGAGCCAAGGTATGTCCTTGCTCTTGATGAGAAAGACGTTATCTTTAAGGCCACAAGAGAAGTGGGTGAAGAATATGCACACTCTCCAGACAGCGTTGAAATCTTAATTAAAAAATTCTAAAACCAATTACATTATGAATCAATTCTTTTACACAAGAAAGGAACCAATTCAAGGAACAGATCCTCTTGAATTCAAAGAACATCTAGACAGCTTCAATATTGAGAAGGTGATTAGAACAATCATCGTAGAGAATGGTAATCGTCTAGTGCTGCTAGATGATATCCATGAGCGTTCTACAGAGGTGCCTGATGTCAATCCAAAGAATGGACAGACTAGAGGATTTAAGCGTGAGCGTAACACTTATCAAACTGAAATCTATCTGTCTCTTGAGGATTCAGAAAGGTTTGTTAAAATGATGAACATTGAATCATGAACTATCCATTGATCTCTTGTAAGATGATCACTTATGGAAGAGTGGAGTTTCTCGAGGAGTCTCTCCACTCTTTTCTTCTTCAGGACTATCCTGGAGAAAAAGAATTAGTGATCGTGAATGACTATCCTCTACAGAAGCTTGTGTTTGATCATCCAGATGTAAGAATATACAATCTTGATGAAACATTTAAAACTATTGGGGATAAAGAAAACTATGCTACAGAACTATGTAGAGGGGAAATTATCTGTCAATGGGACGATGATGATGTTGCTATGCCTTGGCATTTAAAAAATGTAGCTGAACAATTCACAGATGATGTTAATATCCTCCACTGGGCCACTGGTGTTTACTACAACAACTCAACTATTACAAATGTTGGATGGATAGGTAACTCAGGTATTGTGTTTAGGAAGTCTGCATGGAAAGCTATTGGTGGACATCCTGTAGAGAATGCTGGTTATGATATGACATTTGTAAATGCTCTTGCCCATTATGGTGGTAGAAAGTTTGCTGAAATGCCTAATGAAAAAGCTAGCTGGTTCTACATGTGGGGAGGAAGAGGTTATCACATGAGTGGAATGGGTACAGATACTAGTGACAGAGCTAATGTTATTGAAAGACATTCAAATCATGTTGAGATTCTCAGAATGAAAGGATTAATCCCTACAGGAGATGTAAATTTGAATCCTCATTGGGAACTTGATTATCAAAAACAACTTGAGGAGCATGTCACAAAAAATAAAAGCAATAATAGTTAATCGTAATCTTGTAACAACTTTAAAAAACACAGTAGATTTCTTGTCTAAGGAACCTAGAGTTGAGGTTATTATATTTGATCAAGACTCTAGCTATCCTCCTTTATTAGAATACTACAAGACACAAAATGTAATCTACAATAACTCAAACGAGGGGCCATACAGCACATGGAAAATTAAAAATCTAAACGACAACCACTACATTGTAGCAGACTCAGACTGTAATTACGATGGTGTTCCAGATGATTGGTTGGATAAGATGTTAGATTGTTTAAACAATAGTAAACATAACAAGGTGGGATTCTCACTAAAAATAGATGATCTTCCTGATAATGTTATTGCTAACCAAGCAAAGCAACATGAGTCTAAGTTTTGGACAAACAAATGTGAGTTTGGATGGGTGGGTGAAGTGGACACCACGTTTGCGTTATATCGTGCAAGAACAGCATTTCAATATCAAGCAGTAAGATTATTTGAACCATATACAATTAAGCATGTTCCTTGGTACATTGAAAATGACATTACTGATGAATGGAAATACTATTTAAAACATTCTAGTGGAATCTCAGTATGGGGATCGAGATTAAAAAATCTTTACAATTTATAAAATGTCAGAAAACCTTAACCAGATATATGAAAGGTTGTACAATACACCTTCAGATATCAATGAACACCTGCCCACTCTAGCAAGTTATGCTAGTGAGTGTGATCACATCACTGAGATGGGAGTTAGATACATTGTATCAACGTATGCTCTTCTCATGGGTAAACCAAGGAAAATGATCTCATACGATATACACATGTGTCACTGGGAATCTGTAAGAGATTTAGTTAAAGAAGATACAGACTTTCAGTTTCTTATTGGTAACACATTAGAGATTGAGATTGAGCCTACAGACCTATTATTCATAGACACTCTTCACAACTATGCACAGCTAAAGAAAGAACTTGAGATACATGCTGATAAGGTCAGTAAGTATATCATCTTCCATGATACAACAAGTTTTGAAACTGTTGGTGAATCCTATTCAGGAAATCCAGAAGAAGGGATATGGCCAGCTATTCAAGAGTTTGTAGAAGCAAATCCTCAATGGACAATCAAAGAAAGATTCACAAACAATAATGGATTGACAATAATTAAAAAAGCCTCCTAATTGGAGGCTCTTTTATTATTTCGAAATCTTCTTCTTTGACATAGGCCATTGAGCATTTCCCTGTTGGTACTTACTCCTTACATCATTGCTACTATACTCTTTCATATAGTTTGCATTTGGTCTTGGATTAGGAACCTTTGGTGCCTTTTTTGGTTTTCCTGATTTCATTTCTTGAATGATTTTCTTACAGCTTTCACTTTAGCTTTTGCTGACTTCACTTCATATCGTTTCTCAGCTCTCTCAGCTTTATTTCTAATCTTCTGTGTAGCAAGACGTTCTTTTGTACGAATAGATTGAATCTTTCTCTGAGCACCTTTCTTCATTGTACCATCGTCCTTCTTGCCCTTATTCATAACTTCCATTATTTTTATCTGGGCATCAGTAAACTTTCTTTTCTCTGGTCCTTTATCAATTCCTTTAGTTTTAGGAGTCTTGATATTCAATGATGGCTTCTCATTCTTTGGCGAGGTAATAGGTTCAGATTTTGTTCTAACTATTTTTTTCTTAGCAGGAGCTTTACTTTTTTTAACATCGCCTGATGTTTTAGTAGATTCAGCTTTAGTAGTTTTTTTAGCTGGAGTTGATTTTGAAGCAGTAGATTCTGTCAAAGGACCTTTTAATGGAGCAGCTGGCTTTTTATACATATACTTCCTAATATCACTACCCGTAGCTGGAAGCTTAGTATATTGAGTTCTGGTTCCGCTATATGTCACAGGATTTTTAATAGCTTTATCCACAGAACCTCTGTCTCCACTACCAGTGTTAGTTTCTGTTTTTCCTGAAGCATATGTTTTGGTGAATTTGGCAGGAAACATTGTTTTACCAGAAGAATAACCAGTTGTATCATACTCAACTTTCTCTTCAATTGGATAACTATCGCTTCTTTTTGAGGAAAACCTCTTTGTTTGAGTTACACCCCTTTGTGCCTTTTTCATATTAACAACCCATTTTACATTTACCCATAGGACTCTTTTTTACAGAAGCACCTTTCTTAGCAACTGTTTTCTTTGCTGTGATCTTTCCACCACTCTTGAAAGTTGGTCTTTTCATTTTACCACTCTCTAAATCTTTTGCCAATCGACTTACAATATCTACTCTAGACTCACTTGGATTACTTTGCAATTTATCTTTTCTAATAACCTTTCCGCTCTTATCTGATACAGTGTAGTTAAATGTTTCATTACGCATTCTAGCAGGTGATTTATAACCAACAGTGTCAATAGACATCTTTCTATCATCACCAAGTGCAATCTCCATTGGTCTTAAGCTTGTAGCTTTTTTAGTGACTTCAGGAAGCATTGTTCCTTCTTGAGCTTTTTTAATTGGTTTCTTAGTAGCAACCTTAGCACCATATTTAGCTTTACCAGCGTTCATTTTAGCACCAGCAATTCTGTCAGCTGCTGTAGGCTTAGGGTTCTTATCAATACCTGCTTTTACAGAAAGCATTCCAAAACTTTTACCAGTCTTGGCTTTTGCAATTTTTTTCATGATGTATAAATGTTTTGTTTGAATTGTCGAATGTTTAGTAAATTTAAAAATAATTTGTATATTTTTTGCAAAACCAAAATTTTATTAAATGTATGGAACAAACTGATGTTTTAAACCCCTTTGGAACCCACGAAGTGTTGAAGGTCATTGACGAAAACAAGAAGCCTAACGAGTGGTGGAAAGATTATGTCTCACTCAATGAACCTGAAATTGAAAATGAATTCTACGTTCTTTTCCCAGATGGTCTCCTGGTTAAAAAAGGGAGAACCAAATTCAAAACCAGCGACTACCTTAAGGATCAAAAGTTCAAAAGCTTTAAATCCTTCTATGAAGAAATTCAGGTTTGAAGGTGATTCCAATCTTTATGGTTGGAAGACAAAGCCTGTTGTAGGCAGTGTATACACTGTCAAGGACATGAACTTCATGAGACACAACTTTGGGGGTTGGGTGGGTATTACAGAAAAGGATGTATTAAAATGGAAAGACTTTGTACCAGTTGATATGAATAACTTTGATGAACAAGTGAAACAAGTTCTCAATGAGATTGAGACTCTCTTGATTAGTAAGAATGCTAAGTATGGTAACTCAGCATTAGAACCTCTTGGTGTGTTCAGTCAGTTGTCCGCAAAACAAGGACTACTGGTCCGCATCGATGACAAGCTAAAACGAATTAAGAACGGAAGCTTGGAGAAAGACGATGAGGATGTTATAAACGATTTGATTGGCTACCTAGTGTTGCTAAAGATTAGTGGATAATGTAAAATATATTTTACAAATGAGTGACTTATCTTTCATTGTGCTTTACATTACGTATTAATGCATGAGAAATCATACGTATTAGTGCATAAAAATTTAGTAAAAATTCATGCACATTTGTCGCACATTTAGTGAGTTTTTGCGAAATAAAACTTGCCAAATGTCCCAAATATTGTAGGTTTTGGGGACGAATCACTTAACTATATTATGGCACTTTTTCTATTTGCTGCCAAAACACGTAATGAAATCGTGACAAATACGGAAGATATTCGAATTACGAGGGTAAATTTTACAACTTTCTACCCTCGTTAACTTATAAGTTACCAAATTGGGAACTTTTGTTAACCTTTAGAATAACTTCTTACTAATTCCCAAGCTGTGAATTCTTGTCACAGGTTGATATTGGTATTGAAAAAGATATTTGTTGTCCAAATAGGAAACTTTTGCGCCTGGATCTAACAGAGAGTTGATGCTTGCGCC